TGGGGCGAATGGTCAAATGGTGATTTAACTGTTGGTGATTATGTTGTTGCAGAAGTCTATACCGCAGTTGATCCTGATTCGTTTTCTAGTGTTTATAATGACATGTTCATAAAAAATTACACCACCGCTTTAATTAAACAACAGTGGGGTATGAATATGTCCAAGTTTGAGGGAATGCAGTTGCCAGGAGGCGTCACAATCAGTGGCAGACAGATTCTAGATGATGCTAACACAGAGTTAAGGGAACTAGAAGAAAAACTTCGTTTGGAACAAGAACTTCCACCAGACTTTTTTGTGGGTTAATTAAATGGCTACTAATCCATATTTCAGTCAGGGTAGAAAAAGCGAACAGTTGTTGTACGAGGATTTAGTTGTTGAATCCTTAAAGATGTACGGACAGGACGTTTACTATCTACCAAGAGAATTAGTTAATAAAGATGATGTCTTTGTTGACGATTCGGTTTCTCGTTTTTCTGATGCTTACAGAATTGAAATGTACATTGAAAACACTGAAGGGTTTGATGGTGAAGGCGATTTGTTCACCAAGTTTGGTGTAGAGATTCGAGATGCAGCCACGTTTATTGTTGCTCGTAGAAGATGGAATAGTGTAGTCGCAGAAAACGAAGCCACCGATGTAGTTCCCTTCTTTCGTCCCCGTGAAGGTGATGTAATCTATTTACCTTTGTCTCAATCTATGTTTCAGATTATGAAAGTAGAAACAGAGACACCGTTCTTTCAGTTAAAGAATCTTCCTACATTTAGAATGCGTTGTGAACTCTTTGAGTATAACGACGAAGACTTTGACACAGACATTGAAGAGATTGACCAAGTAGAAAACTTCTCAGCGTATCAATATGTCATGACATTTGCATCTGTCACTGGAACCTTTGAAGTTGGTGAATCTGTTAGTCAGGACAACACAGAATATACGATGAGTGGTGAAGTGGTGAACTGGGACGCTGTAAACAATAAACTTTATCTGGCACATGTCGGAGCTAACGATGGTGAATTCCACACATTCACCACAACCGCACAAGTTATTGGTGGAACCTCTGGTGCTGTCGGAACACCGACACTCATCGAAGAATTACAAAATATTCAACGTGAAGCCCAGAACGATATCTTTGATGTGTTTGAGAGTGATTTCTTAGATTTCACTGAATCTAATCCGTTTGGAGATCCACAGTAATGTTTGGTACATATTTTTATCATCAGCGGGTTAGAAAGGCTGTTGCCGTTTTCGGTTCATTGTTTAATAATATTTATGTTTTAAGAAAGAATTCTAGTGGGGAGGTTATTAGTCAGGTTAAGGTGCCGCTTTCTTATGCGCCCAAAAGAAATTTCATCGAACGAATAGAACAGATGAATAAAGGAGAGGATGCAGAAAGACAGATTGCAATTAAGTTACCTCGTTTGTCCTTTGAAATCGTATCTATGGAATATGACCTTGCGAGACAATTACCTAAAATAAATTCTCGATCAAAACAATTAACAAACGGAAGTAGTAGCGTATCAGATAGAACTCGACTCTATACTTCTGTTCCCTACAATATCAACTTTCAGTTAAACGCATATGCAAAATCTCAAGACGATGCATTACAAATCGTTGAACAGATTATTCCGTTCTTTAATCCACAATATACAGTAACGGTCAAACCTCTTGAAGACTTAACAGATATTAAAGACGATGTGCCTATCGTATTACAAGGGCTGAATTTTCAGGATGATTATGAGGGACCATTAGAAGCTAGAAGAACTATCATCTACACGATGGACTTTTCCATGAAAATTAGTTTCTATGGTCCTCTATCTACTGGACCTATTATTCGTCAGGTTGATGGACTGATTTATCAACAAGGCACTGGATTAACCGGAGATAGTGATACTCTACTTGAAACACTTAGGACAACTCCGAATCCTTTAGCAGTAAGTCCTGATAGTGATTTTGGGTTTAGTTATGAATATTTCAATGCATTGGATAGTGTTTGATGAAAAATAATGACAATAACAATACAAAAAATATACAAGACGATTATGATACTTCACGTGATACGTATCTCGAATTAATTGAGGGAGGTAAAGAATCCCTTGAATTGATGATACAGGTGGCACGTGAATCAGAACACCCACGGGCTTTTGAAGTTTTGTCAGGTATGATTAAAAACATCGCTGATGTCACAGACAAGTTGATGGAACTGAACAAAAAACATAAAGACGTGATGAGAGAAGAGGTACCTGAACAAAAACAAATCACAAACAACAATGTGTTTTTAGGAAGCACAACAGATTTGCAACGTTTATTACAGAATGAAGAGAAGGTGATTAGTGATGATGCAAAACTCGTTACTGAGAATGAATAACGAAACATATCTCGGCAACATCAATGTAAAACGTGATGGTGTGGTTCAGGAATGGACTAAGGATGAAGTTCGTGAATATAAAAAATGTATGGACAACCCATCATATTTTGCTGAAAATTATGTCAAAATTATTTCGTTGGATAGCGGACTTGTTCCTTTTAATCTTTACCCCTATCAAGAACGCATGTTCGACCATTTTAACAATAATCGTTTTAATGTTGTACTTGCTTGTCGACAATCTGGTAAATCAATTTCGTCAGTCGCCTATCTCCTTTGGTATGCAATCTTCCATCCAGAAAAAACCGTTGCAGTCCTCGCAAACAAAGGTGCCACTTCAAGAGAGATGCTTGGACGTGTTACACTCATGCTTGAGAATCTTCCTTTCTTTTTACAACCAGGCTGTAAAACTCTTAATAAAGGTTCTATCGAGTTTTCTAATAATTCTCGGATTATTGCTGCTGCCACTAGCGGGTCTTCTATTCGGGGCATGTCTGTTAATTTGCTCTATCTCGATGAATTTGCTTTTGTTGAGCGAGCATCTGAATTCTACACTTCCACCTATCCTGTTGTATCCGCAGGAAAAGACACCAAAGTCATCATCACCTCAACCGCCAACGGAATCGGAAACGTGTTCCACAAAATATGGGAAGGCGCCGAACAAGGTATAAATGAATTTAAATCGTTTCGTGTAGACTGGTGGGATGTTCCCGGTAGGGATGAAGAATGGAAAGCCCAAACAATTGCGAATACTTCGTCACTCCAATTTGACCAAGAATTTGGCAACACCTTTTTTGGAACAGGGGACACCCTTATAAATGCCGAGACACTTCTGTCACTAAGGGCAAAAGCGCCTCGGCAGGTTTTAGAGGGCGGTCTTCTAAAAATTTATAACGAACCTGCTAGCAAGCACGAGTACATCATGACCGTTGATGTCTCGAAAGGAAGAGGTCAGGACTATTCTACGTTCACTATTATTGACATTACGACACGCCCTTTTAGTCAAGTGGCTGTGTATCGGAACAATACTATCTCTCCAATACTCTTCCCTGATATTATATATAAGTATGCAACCGTTTATAACAACGCTTATGTGGTTGTAGAATCAAATGACCAAGGTTCTGTGGTATGTAATGGTTTATACTACGACCTTGAATACGAAAATATACATCTCTCCTCAGCCGTAAAATCTAATTCAATCGGTGTTGAAATCACTCGCAAAACAAAACGTTTAGGTTGTTCTGCCATCAAAGATATTCTAGAAGAAAAGAAACTTGTAATACACGACGATAATACTATTTTAGAAATCTCTACATTTGTCGCTAATGGTGTTTCGTATCAGGCCAGTGACGGTAACCATGATGACCTAATGATGAACCTCGTGATGTTCGGTTACTTTGTCACAACACAAATGTTTGCTGATATGACTGATATCAACCTCAAACAGATGATGTTTGAAAACAGAATGCAAGAGATAGAGGATGATATTGTTCCATTTGGTTTTATAGACGATGGTTCATCTCAAATTGATATGATTGAACAACGAGAAGAGATAGATCGACAAGGATGGCAACTTTTTCACGACCCTTTCTAAAAACCCCACAAATATAAATAAATACATTGAATATTCGTATTATGTAAATCTTATTATTAGCTAATAAAGAAAAGGAAACGATTATGGCTCTTTTTACCCCATCAGCGTCTCCCAGCATTACTGTTAAAGAAATTGACTTAACGGGGGTTGTCCCTTCAGTCACAACTTCAACTGGTGCTTATGTAGGAGAATTTTCTTGGGGTCCGGTACATCAACCAACGCTCGTGGATAACGAAGCAACTTTGGTTTCGACGTTCGGGTCTCCAAGCACAACAAACGCAGTAGACTTTTTGTCTGCCGCAAACTTTTTGCAATACTCAACAAGTCTTTTTGTATCACGTACAGTAGATGATACTGCTAACACAGGCGCATTAAATGCATATGATTCAGATGAAGTAGGTGTTTTAGTATCTAAACCATTGGTTAAGAATGCCGACGATTTCGATATTCAGAACACAGCAGCTGGTCTCAAAGACGCCGCCAAATTCCATACATTCATCGCAAAGTATCCGGGCGATGCTGGTAACAGTCTCAGAGTAGAACTGTGTCCCGCTAAGTCAAACGATACAACTTTGTTTGATGGTTGGGCATACGCCAGTTATTTCGATGCAGCGCCAGGTACTTCACAGTACGCTACTTCCGTTAGTGGTGCAGACGATGAAGTTCACGCTGTCGTAGTAGACGAAAACGGCACTTTAACTGGCACAGTAGGTGCTGTTTTAGAAACCTTCCCGTTCTTATCTTTTGCAACAGACGGCAAGACTGTAGATGGTTCTAATAACCACGTTATTGATGTTATTAACAATCGTTCAAGTTATGTTTGGGCAATATCCCTAAACAAACATGACGGTGCAGCAGCTGAAGATTATAACTTCACATCAACCGCAGCAGGAACAGACTTTGAACCGACCACACCAACTATTCATACGTTTAGGTTAGGCGGTGGTTCTAATGGTCCTGCAATTGATACTGGTGATGTTGCGAAAGGATTCGACGAGTTCGAAAGTAAAGAAAACATTCAGGTGGATTTCTTAATCGCTCGTGGTATGACTGCTACTGCTGACCAAACTACGGTTGTTAACGACCTTGTAGGTACGGCAGCATCTCTGCGTAAAGACTGTGTTGTTGTTACTTCACCCGCTAGAGAAGATGTTGTTGGTCTAACTGCTGCAGCAGCAGTAACCGCAACGACTGGTGGTATTGCAAATTTCACAGCATCATCTTACCTGATTGTAGATAATAACTACTTTAAGGTATATGATAAGTATAATGACCAATATGTGTTTATCCCGGCTGCTCCTGGCACTGCTGGTTTGATGGCATCAACTGATGCTGTCGCTGCACCGTGGTTCTCACCCGCTGGTCAAAGAAGGGGTCAATATTTTGGAGTTACTTCCTTGGCTTATTCAGCTAGTAAGTCACAAAGAGATACATTGTACAAAGTTGGAATTAATCCGATTGTAAACTTGCCTGGTCAGGGTATTATTCTTTTTGGTGATAAGACTAAAGAATCTCGCCCATCAGCTTTCGATCGTATTAATGTCCGCCGATTGTTCCTCGCAATTGAAAGGTCAATCGAACGCGCTGCAAGAAACGTAATGTTTGAATTCAATGATGAATTCACTCGTGCAGAGTTTGTTAATATCGTTGAACCGTTCCTGAGAGAAATTCAGGGTCGAAGAGGTGTTACAGATTTCCGAGTGGTTTGTGATGAAACAAACAATACTGCTGCAGTAATTGACCGTAACGAGTTTGTTTGTTCAGTATTTGTCAAACCTGCTCGTTCTATTAACTACATCACTCTTAATTTCGTTGCAGTTCGCACCGGAGTTGATTTCAGTGAAGTAGTTGGTACGGTTTAAGCACAACCATAAGGAGAATTTAAATGGCAATTTTAGGAGTCGATGACTTTAAGTCAAAACTGAGAGGTGGTGGTGCTAGGCCGAATCTGTTCCAAGCAACTGTTAACTTCCCAGCTTACGCTGGAGGTGATGTCGAACTGACATCATTTTTATGCGAAGCTGCTCAGTTACCCGCCTCAACTATGGGACTGGTAACAGTCCCGTTTCGCGGTCGTCAGTTGAAAATAGCTGGTGACAGAACGTTTGAACCTTGGACAGTAACAGTAATCAATGATACTGATTTCACTGTTCGAGATTCAATGGAGCGATGGATGAATGGCATGAACGCACATTCAGCAAACACTGGTTTGGTCAATCCCATCGATTATCAAGCTGACCTCTTTGTAGATCAGTTGGATAAAGATGGTACCACCATTAAGCGTTACAACTTCCGTGGTTGTTTCCCGACCAATGTTGCACCAATAGACCTTTCATATGCAACAGAGAACGAGATTGAAAGATTCACAGTAGAATTCCAGATTCAATACTGGGAGTCGAACACAACATCTTAAATCTCTACTAAATAATCGGGACTCCTTCGGGAGTCCCTTTATTTTTACTTTTTGGACACAGATATGGCAGACGATAGTATCTTTAAATTATTCGGTTTTGAACTACGCAGGACACAAGCACAGAAGAAAGAAAAACTTTCCTCTATTGTTCCTCCTACGGATGACGATGGTGCTGGATATGTCACTACTGCCGCTGGTCATTATGGTCAGTATATTAACATGGAAGGTGACCAGTCAAAAGACAATCACCAATTAATACTACGTTATCGTGGAGTCGCAACACATCCAGAAGTGGACATGGCAATTGAAGAAATTGTCAACGAATCCATTACTGCTTCTGAACTAAGATCTAATGTTGAACTATCATTGGAAGATGTAGAAGCCCCCGATAAAATCAAAGATCAAATTCAAGAAGAATTCGAAAATATCGTGTCAATGTTGAAGTTCAACGATAATGGTCACGATATTTTTCGTTCATGGTATGTTGATGGAAGAATTTATCATCACTTACTTGTGAACGAATCCAATCTTAAAGCTGGTATTCAAGAGGTTAGACACATTGATGCCGCAAAGATTCGTAAAGTTAAAAATGTAAAGTATAAAAAAGACCCTGCAACGGGCGCAAAGATTGTTGAGTCGGTAGAAGAGTTTTATATTTACGAAGACAAGCCTGGGCAACAATCATCAGCGGTTAAACTTTCTACTGATTCAATCAGTTATGTTACATCCGGTTTACTCGATGAGACAAAGAAGAAAGTAGTATCACATCTACACAAAGCATTAAAACCAATCAACCAGTTAAGAATGATGGAAGACTCTATGGTCATCTATCGTCTTGCACGTGCACCGGAAAGACGTATTTTTTATATCGACGTGGGTAACTTGCCTCGTGGTAAGTCTGAACAGTATATGAAAGATATTATGGCTAAGTATCGTAACAAATTAGTATACGATGCGAACACTGGTGAACTCAAAGACGATCGCAAGCACATGTCAATGCTTGAAGACTTCTGGTTGCCTCGTCGAGAAGGTGGTCGTGGAACAGAGATTTCTACGTTGCCTGGTGGTGACAACCTTGGTCAGATTGATGACATCATTTACTTTCAGAAAAAATTATATCGTGCATTAAATGTTCCGGTTAATCGTTTAGAACAAGAAGCCCAGTTCTCTCTTGGTCGTGCAACTGAAATTTCACGAGACGAAGTTAAACTACAAAAGTTTGTTGACCGTCTTCGTAGAAAATTCTCTCAGGTGTTTTTGGGCATTCTTCGTAAACAACTTCTGTTAAAAGGTATCATCACGGAACAGGATTGGGAAACGTGGCGAAATGATATTGTCGTAGATTTCGTTAAAGACAACCATTTCACTGAACTCAAAGAAACGGAAATTATGCGTGAACGAATCGGTCTTCTCAACGAAGTAGATCAGTTCGTTGGCAATTATCTAAGTAAAGAGTGGATTTGGAAAAATGTTTTGAGAATGTCTGAAGAAGATATCGAAGATATTCAAAAACAAATTGAGAGTGAAGGTGACGATGGGGGAGTTGATTTGCCTGGAATGGGAGGCGGTGACGAAGAGAGACCACAGAAACCTCAGAATACCCCTGTTCCAGATGAGGAGGAGAACCCTGCTAAAGAACCAGAAGAGAAAAAAGAAAAATATATACCTACACATGAAGATGAATTACTTGAAGAAATGACAAGGTATATGGCACGAATCAATGAGCAAGATTGATACGATTTCTACTGCGTTTTCAGTTGTACATACGCAGAGAGAAATTGAAAAATTAGAAAATAAAATATACAATGTCCTTGAAGAAGTGCAGACCATACAAGGGCCCGCAGGTCGTGATGGAAAACAGGGTCTTAAAGGAGATAAGGGTGTCAAAGGTGATAAAGGCGATAAAGGAGAACGCGGAGAACGTGGTTCCGATGGCGCTATTGGACCAGTCGGACCTACTGGCGAGAAAGGAGATACTGGCGAACGCGGCGAACAAGGTGAACAGGGACTTCAAGGTGTTGCTGGAATTGCTGGCAAGGATGGAGAACGAGGAGAACGTGGCGAACAAGGACCACAAGGATTACAAGGGCCGCAGGGATTAAAGGGTGATAAAGGTGATAAGGGAGATCAAGGACCCAAGGGAGACACTGGAGCAACTGGTAGCAGGGGTGAAAAAGGTGATCGCGGCATTGATGGAACCAAGGGAGACTTGGGCCCACAGGGACCCAAGGGTGACAAAGGAGACAGGGGAGATACTGGACTTCGTGGCGAAAAGGGAGAACGAGGGGAAAAAGGTGAACCCGGAACACCTGCACCAGATTATAGAAACGAGTTTGAAGAAGCGTTAAAATCTTTTAATAAAAAATTAACGGAAAACGCATCTAGAGTAGATAATAGTATACAAAAACAGATTGATAGAATCAATCAATCTTTAAGCACTATCGGCGGTGGTGGTTCTTACAAATTGGTTGATAATGCTGATGTTGATAAAGCGGCATTAAAAGGAGTTGTAGATGATGCGATATTAATCTATGACCCAACTAAGAAAAAATTTATTGCGGATTCTTTCGTAAATGTGTTGGACAGATTAAAAGCGGAATTAGAAGTGCAGTATAACAAATTAATAGATCAGGAAGGGACGTTTTATTACATAGGTGAAGCTTTGCCTGGTACTAATGTGGATCAACCAAAATGGCGAATCAAACGTATCGAAGAAGTTGGTAATGACTACAATATTTTATGGGCAGATGGAACTGCTGAATTTGATAAAATATGGGATGATAGAGTTACGTTTACTTATTCATAATTATAAATAACAGGGTGCACAAACCTTAACTTACATGTAAACAAATAATTATTTCTACGTAGGAGATACTAAAATGCCAACAATTGTAGATCCAGATGGGTTGTTTGACAATGCTGTTGACTCAGCAGGGGCAAGCGTCTACATCGACACTGCATTACGAACAATTAAGATTCGTAATAATAGTGCAGCGCCTAAAGGACCTACACTCGATGAAACGGGTGTAACCCTTCAGTCGCTTTACAGCTTTCTTAAACAGGAATGGAAAGATGATCCGAACGGCAAATCGTTAATCGCATATCCTTTCCCACTTGTCGCTATCACACCAGAACAGTTCGAATGGCGTTTTGGATGGTCACCTGCTGACGATTCATCACGTTCATTAATTCGTACTGCTGGTTGGAGAGAATTTAGTACTGACGATACCACATTGAAACGTCAGTATATTGGTACAATTTCTTTGGGTAACATTGACGGTGACCAAAACCAAAACGATGCTGGTGACCAAGATTTTGTTTATTATGCGTTCTTCGATTCTGCGAATGGTACATCAAAAGCAGGTCCGTTTAACTATGACTTCCCAGGCGAAGTAAACCAAGCTGTATTGACTTACAAAGACAGTGATGCAAACGGCGTATCTGAATTAGATTACAGAGGTGATATTCTTCGTTTGTTCATTCGTCAAGAAGGTAAAACATACGACCAAACAGATACAGTAGACATCGGTTTGTCAGCTGGTACAACACTTCCTTATAACACTCAACGATTCCCATTGGTTGAAGGTAATGACCTTAAAATTACTGGTGCTGGTGGAGTATCTGATGCGACAATTGAAGCCGCAAAAGCAGCCGGTCAAAAATATTCTACTACAGGTGATGGTTCAACCATTGAATATCTTGCAGTTGATGAGTTATCTAACACTTTCGGTTACTCAGAAGACTTATTGGGTGGTCCTTATAACTTTGGTGTTAAGATTAGGTCTGCATCGGGAGTTGATGGAACAACGCCTTTAACTAACCAAGAATTGTATGCTTGGGTTCAGTATAACTTACGTCAAGACTCTGATATTGAATTTGCTGCAGGTTCAGTTAAGAACGGTAAACTGGCTGACGAACTCTTAGCGTTTGTTGGTGATACGTTGACAACAAAACCTGTAACCAATATTGACCAAACTGGTACTGTTACTGGTGTTGCGATTACTAATGTTAATGCTGATGATATCAACAATACTCAGTTATTTAATACTGGTGGTTCGTTACAATCGTTTCCATTCTCTACTGCAATTAGTATCGGTTTCTCTCAAGATATTTTGGAAGATAGTGCTAATGCTAAAGTGTTTGTATATTATGACCACACTCGTGATTATGCGGTTGGTGCTGAAATTGGAACGTCAATTGATATTGCTAATGTTGGTATTTCGGCAACAGATTCTTATCAAGATAGTGCAAACTTTATCTTAAACGGTGCTGTATCATTTACACCAGTGTTGACAGCTTTAAACGGACCTCAAAACGTGAACGGACTTAATCCCGCTGTAGAAGCTGATGCTTACTTCCGTCTTCATAAATCTTCAGGAACGGGCGCTAACCATAATGTCATTTGGAAAGTTACAGCTGTCGGTGATTCTAGTCACTTTGCCGCTATAACAATCGATGATACGGTTGCACCAATTAATGAGACTTTGAACACTGCTGGTGATGCGATTTATACTCACCCCATCAACTCTCCAGGCGCGTTGTTGCTTGACTCTGCTGGTGTAGTCGGTGGTGAAAATATTGTTGCACAAGCAGCGGTTTCTGACCTTGCAAGTAGTAGTTTAACAAACAACCGTTTTGTAGTGTCTTATGCGTTCGATAACAATACGCAAAAAGATAGAGAAGGTGGACAACCTTTCGACGTAAACGTTCGTGCGATTGGTTTGAACAACGGCTCTTGGGTGGAACAGACTGCAACGATTACAGAACAGAATACGAATAGTATCTCTGTAGTATCCGCTGTAGAAAGAAACTACTCTGACCCAGCATAATAAAATGAACGAGGGGTCCTTCGGGGCCCCTTAATTTTTTTGAGGAATATTATGAAAATATCTTTAGAACAAACATGTGATATACTTAATCGAAGTGTTGATGAAGTTCTTTATATAGCCAACAATGAGAAACGACTTCCGATTCAACTTGTTGGTGATGAAGAATTAAACTATAACGAAGATGGTACAATTTCATTTAATGAAAATGTAGAGAGTACTGAACCTGAATGGTGGTTTAATTTAGATGATGTACTCGCATTTAAAAAAGAAATGGATGAAGGTCTCGTAGGAGAAATTGAAAGTCATCTAAACGATTGAGTATATTATGGAATGTGGCGAATGCACTGAGTGTTGCGAATTATTTGAAGTAAAATCATTAAAAGCGACACAAGGTAATATTATTGAAACAATTGTCATAGATTCTCCAGCAGGAGAAATGTGTGGTTATTGTGAGAAAAATGTGGGTTGTAAAGTCCACGAAGAAAGACCAAAAATTTGTAGGGAATTCTTATGTGCTTATGCACAACAAGAAAACGCATCTTTATTTATGAGACCAGATAGGTGCGGAATCATTTTTGAAAAAATTGATGAGGAAATGTTCATAGGAACAGTGAGGGCGGAAGTTACGATAAGCGAACATGGTATGAATCAGATAAAAGTTTTTAACCAACAAGGTTATGATGTCGTTTTAAGAAAACACGATACACTACAACCTATGTTATATCCTCGTGACGGTGTGGAGAAATTTAATCTTCTCAAGAAATTTTTAAAATTAGTAAAGACGAACAATGGCTAACACACCTACCACAGACTTAACCGATATCTACACCGATGGTGCTTGGAGTGAACCGGCCAGAGACACCGGCGCCTCATCGCCAATTGTTGATGCCGAAGCATACCTGCAAGGAAACGATTGTAGTTCCCAAGCGCTTCGGGCGAACAAATCTGGTGCGTGTGGAGCAATGTATCTAGCGGTCACTGACCCAGGCGGTTTCACCGATGGGACAGACGTTTTTCTTCTTTGGTGGTATTTTCTTTTTCCCAACGCACTCAATCCATTTAATGAAACTCAAGGTCTTGGTCAAGCGTTTCCCACTCTCAATGCCCCTGGCACCAACGCTGGATATTTTTTAGGTGTAGGTTCTGGTGATGGTAATTCTTACCACTGGGCAGTGGGCGGAAGAGATTATGGAACATATCCATATGGGGGTTGGACTAATGTTGCTATTGACCCTTCAACAGGTTCGACTAAAGCCGCAATTCAAGAGGGTACACCCACGGCCGGGACATATACCGCACTAACCGCAACACCTAATCCTAGAATTGGTTTGAACCGTGGTCAGGGACATGCGGTAGATGCAGTTCGTTGGGGAAGAGCATCTATAATATTTACGGGCGGTTCTCCAGCTGGTACCTTTGACGATATGGCGACACAAAACGACTTAGAAGCCAATCGTTGGGGAATATTTCAAGAAACTGCGTCAGGATATCTTTACAAAGGAAAACTAGAACTAGGGACAACCGCAACGTCTCTTCTATTTCAAGATTCGAATCAGAGTATATTGATTGATGATACTCGATATTGTTATCCCGAATTTAATCTTATTGAAGTTAATAACGCGAGTTCGAACATCATATGGGAAAATCTTGTAATCAATAAAGGATCTGCATATGGTTCCACAATCGATTCGGCGAGAGGTAATTTAATTGTAAATGATAACGCAACCACAAACTTTAAAGGTTGTTCATTTACTGATATGGGGTTTTTCAATTTTGGTTCTAATTCTACGAATCGAGACGTAACATTTCGAAGAACAGATGTTGTCAGACAGAACGGAGCGACTTTCACTAATTGCGATTTTGAATCGACACATGATTCTGCTCATGGATTACACGTTAGTGATTCAGGAAATGATATAACTTTAATTACTGGTTGTAATTTTACATCAACACCCAATAGGTCGAATCATGCGATACGTCTAGGGGACGTTGCCCAAACTAAATCGATTAATTTTTCAGGAAACACTCTAACGGGTTATACTGCTGGAACTACTGGTGATTTTGTCGGCACAACAGGAACAGATAGTGCAGCAATAGAAGTTAATGTAGCAACAAGTCAAACATTAACCATTAATGTTGTTAACAATTCTACTATACCGTCAATTCAAAACCTTGGGGCAGGAACAGTTTCGATTGTTCAAGCGGCTACGATTTCATTAACTCGTTTGTTGGGTAACACAGAGATTAGTGTTCTTGACAATCCGTCACCATACTCCGCAACATCATTACCAGCACCGTCTATCACAACCGTTGCATCAACTGAGAGAATAAGTGCAGACACAAACACTGGCGACGGTGGTTCTAATTACATAGGTTATTCTAACAATGGGGGTTCGCTGCAGATTGACGCAAACGGAACAACCGCGTTTACTAACTTCCCAGGCGTACTTCAAGACACAAACGCAACAAATCCAAGAACGTTAGTGGCTGGAGACAAGGTTCGAGTTCTTATTAGGGATGATGTTGACAACCCATCATTACAATTGTTCGATGAGTTTGAAGTTTCAGGTACACCGTCGGCCTCGGCTATATTGACAACGACTTCGTTTAGTGGATTTACATCTGCATTTGGCACAACATTGAACGGTGCGAATAGTAAGACTGTTACGATTGAAAAAGTAGACGCTAGATTCCAATTTAGTACACCCGTTGGAAATGTGATAGATATCTTGGCATTTAGAACTGGGTCAAATCCTATTCTATCATTAAACAATGTTGCTGAAACGGGTAATATACCTTTAACACAGGTTGGCGACAGAAACTATCGAGACCCAGCATAAAAAACTTATAAATAAAGAGTATTAACGCAAGAATTTTTGGAGTAATAAATGGCAGGTGAAAAATCCTATTTAAGTGTACCACCAGATAGCACTGGTAAAAAAGTGCGTATGACTCCAACCGTTCGCGTTTTTTATTCTGGTAAAAACAGACTTCCTGAAACTACCGCATACGTTTGGTCTATCGGTGAAGAATATCCCATTACAGGGTTTGGTGATGTACACGTTCACGAAGCTGTATATCTTGGTGATACAGGATATATCGATATTCATATTACAGACCCTGCATTATTAGCAGCGGGTGATCTTCCGCAAGCAGGAGATCTAATTCAATCCGATGACGCCACTTTTCAAAGCACATATGGACAAGTTGCTACAGTAACCGCCGCAGAATATCATTATTATAACGTGAATCAAATTGTTGGTACAGACAATCCATCGTATGGATGGGAAATTGATAAATTTGGTTCTGGTAATGTTCGATTCTCAGAAGGTAATGCTGAGGTTGCGGCGTCAGGTGGTTTAAGAACCGTACAACAAACTCTTTTGTCACAATATGATTTTTCTCTTAGTGCTTTAGCGTCAGAATTTACTAATACTTTACAGAATGGTGGTACTGCTACTTATGATGGTGGCGCGGGTGAAGTGTTAGTAAAAGTAACATCAGATACTGGGTCAACAGCAACAAACACATCAAACGTTTATCATCCATATGTTCCGGGCGCAAACCAGCTGTTGTATATAGCTGCTAGATTATCATCTGCCGACACGCTGGGCGTTGTTCGTCGTTGGGGTATATTTGATTCTCAAAACGGATTCTTTTTTCAGAAATACGGAACAGAATTAGCAGTAGTTCATCGTAGAACTTTTAATGGCGTAACAACTCCTGCTAACGAAACTGATTATGCTAACGGTGTTATTCGTCAAACCATGTGGAACAAAGACAAACTAGATGGAACTGGTCCATCTGGTATGGTTATTGATTTAGAAAAAGCGAATCTTTTCTGGATCGACTTCCAACAATTGGGTGGGTCGCGCATTCGATGGGGTGTGTATTATAATGGTGAACGTATTACTTGTCACGACATGGATATGGGCAACGGTGGTCCTCTAGGTGGTTGGATACATAACGCGGTTCGAAATGCTAACCTTCCAATCTGTTGGGCAGCAAGAACATTAGATGGATCGACTTGGGCTGGCGAAGAAAGAACACTTTATGCTTTGGGTGCTGGTGTTTGGGCAGAAGGTATTGGTAATACAAAAATTATCGAAGAAGGTCCAGTTCGACAATACGACGAAAGTTTTTCAATTCAGATAGACACTAATGAAATTGACGTTCCTTATGGAGGAACAGGAAGTTCTTTGCGACAACCTTGGAGTCAAGGTGCATATTATATCTTTACGTTAAAACCATTGGAAACCGTTCCTGATGGTGCTGGTGGAACTATTCCAAATAGAACCTTATACTTTCCGAAAACTCTGGAAGCGCAAGCATTTACAAACGATAGTGCGGTTGGTCTTAATGGAGAAATCCGTGTATTCGCTCAGTGTATTTTAAAACAAGAAAATTATACTCCGATTTCTTATACAACTGTATCGAGAGATGAACAAGCATGGCACGTAGGACACGGTCCAGAAATTCTCCGTGTTCCAATTAAACAAGGTTTTGGTGAATTTAATTTCGGTGAAGCATTTACAGATATTCAAAACGGTACGTTGAAGAATAACTCTGAGAGTGGTGGTAATAGAACACAATCTATTGCTCAAGTTTCCAATTCTTATGATAATGAAGGAACTGGTATTACTGGTAAGGTAGGAATTCGTGTTGGATACAATCCAATTTACGGCACTCAACAAATTCATTTATTTAATGATAGAACGCCAATAACAGTCAGCGGATTGACGCAAAATGGTCCAAATTCATTGAACGGAAATACCTATTATCTAAGCATTGATGATGGATCACGAGCGGCATTGTATACATCCGAAGATCTTATTGACTCTGATAGAGCAATGCGAACAATTCAAGCAACGGGTTTAACTACTCCGAGTGCTGCTGCTGATTTCCCAATTGCAAGCACTCTGTTCGTCAGCGGTGCTGGTTCAGCAAGAATATTTGATTTTGATTCAACGGGTGTGGGAACAGCAAACATTAAAGTAGATGGAAGAAATAATGCTGCGTTAAATGTTGGTTTGACTTCTGGAATTTTGTCAGTCGGTGATTCTGCTGGTGCTGCACCTAATCTTGGCAACGTCGCTTCTGTTACTAAGAACTATGCATTTCCATATGATTTGAGAACGATTGTTAATGCTGTTGATGGTAGCGCATGGGTTACAGGATCAGAAGGGACAGGAAGTGCGGCATCGCCTACTGCTGGAAGTATCACGGGTTCACCACCTGTTGCTCCACCTTGGACGTTTATGTGGAGACCATTAGGCGGCGACACATTTACCAAAGCTAGTGGAGAAACAATACAGATTTCTTTAACGTGGAAAGAACGTAATCAGTAATGTCCACTGTTACGTTCAACTACGGCACATGGTGGCAATGGGACCCGAATCAGTTTCCCAATCAAAAAGTTACGTTTGATGCGTATGAAAAAATCATATATGTAAATGAAGGTGTAAGAGAACTTGATGTAAAGATCGACATTTATTCTGCATGGAAAGAATGGGTGTTGAGTTCACCTGAATATCCACTACCTTCTTGGCAAAAAGAAGCAATTAGTGCGATTGGTGGTGAACCATTGAACGATACGTTGAATGTTGGTTCGACATTCTTCTTAGAAAACGGATGGAGAATACAACCGCTTGCCAGTACTCAACCATACATTCTTACAGTGAACGGTAACATTTATACAAGAGAATCGGGTGGCAATCCGTTTCTGTTTGCGGAAGGTGTGTCAGTGAACTTAACACGTTCGAACTTGGTTGACCAATTAGTGGCATCCACATCGATAACGCAAGCAGATTATGAAGCTATTGCAGCGAATGTTTGGGCCAGGTCTACTACACCCAATACTGGAGTTAGTACATATGGACAGTTAGTAAAAGACATAGATACTGAAGTTGATAAGACCCTGAAGAAGGGTGAATTTTTGGCACTGAAATAGGAGTTTGAATTATGGCAGATGATAATATAGTGATAGCACAAGTAGAAGCAGATCCGATTGAACCGAACAATCGTATTGCGGATTTACTGGCAGCTATCGAAAAAGAGAATCACTTGGATGCAGAAAAGTCTTTTAACGATTTGATTGGTGACCGTTTGAGTACCGCACTAGACCAACGTAAGGTTTCTCTAGCACAATCAGTATTTAACAATGAACCCGAAACTGCCGAAACGGAAGAAGAAGAAGAATTTGATACTGACATTAGTGATGACGAGTTCGAGGCGGAACTAGATGCTCTTGAAACATCTGCTGAGACGGATGAAGAAGAGTATTTAGAAACAGAAGAAGAATTAGAAAATTAATTTTTTATAAATAATAGTTATGAAAAATTTTAAAGAAATTAGAGAAGCCTCTAAGAAAAAAATGCCGCCGGGCGATCATGTGTTCGATAAGAAGGTTGGCAAGGTGCATGTTATGGTGCACAAAGACACTAAAGGTTTCACCGTTTATATTGACGGCGAAAAATTAGACACCTATCGTTCTCAGAAAGAAGCTGAGAAGATGGGTGTTACGTTTGCAAAGGAAATGTAATCAATGAAACTTATTGCCGAATATGTAGAACAAGATTTAATTGTCGTCACTGAAGCAAAAGAGGGCGGTGGTAAATCTTATGTAATTGAAGGCGTGTTCGCACAAGCAGAACAAAAGAATCGAAACGGACGTGTTTACCCCAAAGCGATTATGGAAAATGCGGTAAACAAGTACGTTAATGAACAGGTTAAACAAAAAAGGTCTGTGGGTGAATTAAACCACCCTGAAGGTCCAACTGTTAACCTTGATAAAGTTTCTCACCTCATTACAGACCTTCAATGGGAAGGTAATAATGTGGTAGGAAAAGCATCTATTCTTGATACTCCTAATGGTCAGATTGTTAAAGGTCTACTCGATGGGGGAGTTAAATTAGGTGTTTCAACTCGTGGTATGGGTAGTCTTGAAAATAGAAATGGTACAATGTACGTGAAAGAAGATTTTCTTTTAAACACAGTAGATATTGTCCAAGACCCTTCAGCTCCTGGTGCGTTTGTTAACGGCATCATGGAAGGTGTTGATTGGGTGTGGAACAATGGTGTCATTCAACCTCAAGAAATTGAAAAAATGGAGACAGAAATTAAAAAGGCTCCACGTACTGGTCTCTACGAGACTCAGGTTCGTGAGTTTAAAAATTTCCTCTCGTTACTCAAAACAAACTTTAAGGAGTAAAACATGTCTGATCAAGAGAACATGATTGATGATGTTGAATTTCCTGAGGCGTCTGAGGACCAAATCGAGGAAGCGAAAGGTCACGATCCTGAAAGTGCTGAGAAAGACTCAGTAGATTCAGTAGACAAGGCAGGCAATGCTACTAAGCAAGCTGCTGCTCCGAAGACGAAGGCAGGTATGATCAACGCAATGTACGGCAAGATGCACGCTATGAAAAAGCATGAACTTCAAGCTATGTACAGTAAAATGCAAGAAGAAACTGAAATGTCAGAAGAAGAAGGCGAAGCGATTGAATTGCCAGAATTTTCTGTCACAGACGAACTGAAGGCATTAGTTGAATCAGAAGCAACATTGTCAGATGAATTCAAAGCGAAAACTGCTATAATCTTCGAAACTGCTATTCGTTCCAAACTTACTGAAGAAGTAGAACGTTTGGAAGATGAATATCAATCTCGTCTTGACGAAGAACTGAACGCAACACGTGATGATCTTGTTGAGAAGGTTGATAACTACCTCAACTATGTGGTTGAAACTTGGATGGAAGAGAACAAACTCGCTGTCGAGTCTGGTCTCCGTACTGAGATTGCTGAAGGTTTTATGAATAACTTGAAAGAGTTGTTCGTTGAATCTTATATCGAAGTACCCGAGTCTAAAGTAGACCTTGTTGACGAACTCGCTGCATCAGTAGAAGAGTTGGAAGAAAAACTCAACTCACAAACTGGTTCAGTATTAGAAATGCGTGAAAAACTGGAAGAGTACCAGCGTGAAACGGTTATCCGTGAAAGTGCTCGTGATCTTGCTGACACGCAAGTAGAAAAATTACGTTCTTTGGTTTCTTCTCTCGATTTTGAAGATGAAGAGTCGTTCACAGAAAAAGTTAAAACTGTGAAAGAATCTTATTTCAAGAAAGAAGTAACTTCAACCGAAGAAGTAATCGAAGAAGATTGGGATGCTGAGACTACAGTTGAATCTGGTTCAACTATGGATATGTATCTCAATGCAATCAAAAGAACTAAAAAGTAAACATTTAAGGAGTATATAAATGCAAATTTCTTACGATAGACTCGTTGAGAAGTGGGCTCCAGTTCTGAATGAAGAGTCAGCGGGTGAGATCAAAGATTCTCATCGTCGTGCTGTAACTGCTGCTATCTTGGAAAACCAAGAGAAGGCCTTCGCAGAACAAGCTCAACTGAACGAAGTAAACACTAACGCTTCTGTGACCACTGCTGCTGGTTCAAGCGGTGCAAACTGGGACCCCATCCTTATCGCACTCGTTCGTCGTGCTATGCCTAACTTGATGGCATATGACGTTTGTGGCGTTCAACCTATGACTGGTCCTACTGGTCTTATCTTCGCCATGAAGTCTCGTTATAAGACTTCTGCTAACGAAGTAACTGCTGATGACGAAGCGTTGTTCAACGAAGCAATCACT